AGATAATGCTGGACTAGATGAGTGGGTTCAAGATGCAGTTGATGGTAAGATTGCTAACGCTTGGAAAAGAATGCAATCTGAATGGACAACAAAGTTAATGAATGATGATTCATTCACAGACCCAATTCCATCAAACCAAGCAGATTTTGTAGCATTAATAATTGCTAGAAGCGACTATCAAGATCGTAAAGCAAGAGATGACGCATAATCAATCTAATAATTGTGTAAACAAAAACTCTATTTATTGCCATAACATCTAAGACATAATCCTTATAAATAGAACTAAGAAGGAGACTGTGTTAGATGGCAACAATATCAAATATTTTTATAAATCAGGGTACTGATTTCAGCACCACCGTTACTATTTCAGACGCTGTTGGTGCCGCACTTGATCTTACAGGGTATACTGCCCTCGCTCAACTTCGTAAAACGTATGAGTCAACGACTTCTACTGCTTTTGCTGTAGCATTTGATTCATCTCGCCTCACAGGCAAAGTAACAATCTCCCTTACCGATACTCAAACAGCTTCCATTGAAAGTGGGCGGTATGTTTATGATCTTCTTGTAACATCTGGTACAGGACTAAAGACAAGGGTTGTCGAAGGTATTGCTACACTGAATCCAAGCGTGTCTAGGAGTTAAAGAGAATGTCTATTAATGCAACAGTGTCAGGGGTTACGAATAACATTGTGGGCACAGTTTCACAAGGAAATGAAGTTGCGGTTACAAGAATAACTGTGCCGGGCCCTGCTGGTCTGTCTGGTGAAAAAGCAACTAAATTTGCAGAATTATCTGATATAGATATCACTAATATTGGTGATGGTGCTATGATACAATATAATGCGACTACCTCTAAATTTGAGGTTAAACAAGACATAGACCAGATTGCTGGGGTAGTACGCCTCAGTGGCGGTATATTTTAATTAAAACAGGGTAGTAAATAAAAAATGGCAACTATTATTCAGAACAAAAGGACGTTAACTGGAAACGTCCCATCTTCATTAGAGCAAGGTGAGTTAGCATATATTTATGATACAAGTACTACCGATACGGATGCTGGTGGTAATGGTGGTCGTTTATTCATTGGACACCCTACTACCAATTCAGACACCCCACTAAAAATTGGTGGTGCATATTACACTGCACTAATGGATCACACACACGGTACTGTTACTGCAAGTACAGCACTCCTTGTGGATTCAAACAAAAAACTTAACGAATTATTAATTGATAACATTTATATTGATGGTAATGCAATCACCTCATCAAATACAAATGGCAACATCACAATAACTCCAAATGGAAATGGTGCGGTTGTTATTGATGGGTTATCTCATCCAGCAGCAGATGGAACTGCCGGGCACTTCTTAAAAACAAATGGTTCTGGAGTCCTTGGATTCTCTGCTGTTGCAACCTCTACTCTTACTGGTACAATTACTAACGACCAACTTGCTGGTTCAATCGCAAACGGAAAACTTTCTAATAGTGCTGTAACAGTTACCGCTGGTGATGGTTTATCTGGTGGTGGTTCAGTTGCACTTGGTGCTACTGTCTCTCTTGCAGTTGGTGTGGATGATTCATCTATTGAAACCAACTCAGATGCTCTTAGAGTTAAAGCGAGTGGTATCACAAACACCATGTTGGCTGGTTCAATCGCAAACGGAAAACTTGCTAACGATGGTATTACAATTGGTGATACAGACACCTCTCTTGGTGGCACAATCACCGCCTTGAGTGGATTGACTACCGCCTCTATTGATAACATCACTTTAGATGGTAATTCAATTACAACCACAAATTCTAATGGTGATTTGAATTTAACTCCAAATGGAACTGGAACAATTGTTGTTCCTTCTGACTATACAAGTAGATCTGGATATACTGCTCAATCACTTACTCCTAAATCTTATGTTGATAGTGTTGCAAACGGACTTGACGTTAAGGCGTCTGTAAGAGTTGCTACAACTGCAAACCTTGTTGCAACATATCACAATGGTAACGGTACACTTACTGCAAACGCTAACGGTGCAATTGCAATTGACGGTGTTACTTTAACTACCAATGACAGAATACTTGTTAAAAACCAGACAACTGCCGCACAGAACGGTTTCTATAAAGTTACGACAACAGGTAGTGGTTCTGCTGCATATGTTCTAACAAGAACTCCAGACGCTGATGCTGCCTCAGAACTAAATCCTGGCGCATTCACTTTCGTAGAAGAGGGTAGTGCAAACCAAGACAATGGTTTTGTTATGAGTACAAACGGTGCAATCACCCTTGGTTCAACTGTAATAACATTCGAACAATTCTCTGGTGCTGGACAGATTTCTGCTGGTGCTGCCTTGGTTAAGAATGGTAATACCATAGACGTTCAGACAGATGATACTTCTATTGAAATTTCTGGAGATGCGATACGAGTTAAAGCACTTGGTATCGGATATGGAATGTTAGCAGGAAGTATTCCCAATTCAAAACTAGATAACAGTGCAGTAACAGTCAACTCACAATCAGTTGCTCTAGGTGCTGCGATTACTTTAAACACATCTCACATTGCTGAGAACACAAACTTATATTATACAAGTGAAAGAGTTGACGATAGAATTAACGCTTTGATGGCTGCTGGTGAAGGTATTGACTTTACATACAATGACAGTGGTAATTCATTTACAATAGCAGCAGAAGTTGCTACGTCATCCAATTTAGGAGTTGCTTCTTTCCACACTTCAAACTTTACGGTTGGTAGTGGGGATGTTACAATTACTGGAATTGACGGCGGGACGTATTGATAAATAGTGATTATTAAGGAAATACTATGTCTACTATAATTAAACCAAAACGCTCAGAGAGTGCAAACTCTGTACCCAGTGGGAGTGATTTGGCCGCTGGAGAAATCGCAATCAACTCGGCTGATCAGAAGATATATACTAAACAAGCAGATGGAACAATTGTTGAGATTGCAAACAAAGGCGCAGAAGAAGGTTTCGCAATAGCATTAGCAGTTGCATTAGGATAAAAATATGGCATCACCAAACACAAGGGCTTCATTTAAAGAATACTGTCTAAGATCACTAGGTAAACCTGTGATTGAAATAAATGTTGATCCAGATCAAGTAGAAGACAGAATTGACCAAGCACTACAATACTTCGCTCAGTATCATTACGATGGTATTGAAAGAATATATCTAAAGTATAAGATTACTGCCGCAGATATTACTAGGGCTAGATCAGATAACTCATTAGCATCTACTACAGATGTAGATGGTACTACTTCAGCAGTGTGGAAAGAACAGAAGAATTATATTCCTGTTCCTCCTACAGTAATGTCTGTGGTAAAGGTATTCCCTTTCACCGATAAGTCAAGCATGAACATGTTTGACGTTAAGTACCAACTACGATTGAATGACTTGTATAGTTTTGGTTCTACTTCAGTTATTCAGTACGAACAGACTATGCAACATCTAGATTTTCTAGACCATATCTTGACAGGTGACACTGCTATTCGTCACAATCAACACCAAAACAGATTGTACTTAGATATGGATTGGGAGACTGATGTTGTTGCTGATGATTACATTGTTATTGAATGTTATCGTAAATTAGACCCAGCAACATTTGTTGATGTATGGGATGACTTATTCTTAAAGAAGTATGCGTCACAATTGATTAAACTTCAATGGGGTGCAAACCTTTCTAAGTTTCAAGGTATTCAAATGCTAGGTGGAGTTGCACTAAACGGTGAACAGATATACACTCAGGCACAAGAAGAGATTAACAAACTTGAAGAACAAATACAACTTGCGTATGAGTTGCCACCAATGCATATGATAGGGTAACATAATGCCAACTAATGTTTATTTTGATACAGGAACAAGACCAGAACAGCATCTCTATGAAGATTTAATGATAGAGCAGTTGCGTATCTATGGTCAGGATGTTTATTATATTCCTCGCAATTTAGTATCAGAAGATAAATTATTTGGAGAAGATTCTCTTTCTAAGTTTGAAGATGCATATCTCATTGAGATGTATGTCGATAACGTAGATGGGTTTGAGGGTGAAAAAGAACTCATGTCTAAGTTTGGTTTAGACATACAGGATGATGCAACATTCACAGTAGCTAGAAGGCGATGGGAACAGTTGGTTTCGGTAGATAACAATGTTATCGTATCATTGCGTCCGAATGAGGGAGACTTGATATATTGGTCAAGGGGTAATAAGTTATTTGAGATTACTTTTGTAGATCACGATGATCCATTCTATCAAGTTAACAATTTACCTACATATAAGTTGAAATGTAAAACCTTCGAATACGGTTCAGAAGAACTTGATACAGGTATCGCTGCAATTGATGCCATTGAGACAGACAATAGTTTAGATCAACTAGCGTATCAAATGACTCTTGAACAAACAGGAACATTTAATGAGAATGTCAGTCTAGAAGACGGCACTCTATTGATGCAAGAAGATGGTTCAACAGGTGCTGGACTTGGTGATAATATACTTGGTGAAAATGAAACACATGGTGGTTCTCTAGTAATTGAGAACTCAGTAGAGTCTGCCGAGTCCGCCTATATAGTACAAGAAACATATAAAGTTGACACTATTGATGAAAACGCAATGAATGACTTCTTTGATAGTGAAGAAGACACAATATTAGACTTCTCCGAATCTAATCCATTCGGCGATGCTGGGAAATTATAATTATGATTGGAAATTACTTCTATAACGAATCGACAAGAAATATCGTAGTTGGATTTGGTTCTATCTTTAACGATATTCAACTTGCAAAGAAAAATAACGCAGGCACCATTGTACAGACAATGAAAGTGCCTCTTGCATATGGGCCAAAAGCAAAATGGTTGGCAAGACTAAGGGAAGACCCTGCTCTGAACAAGAAGGTAGCAGTGACGCTTCCTCGTATTGGTTTTGAGATTAGTGGACTTTCTTATGATCCATCAAGAAAACTAAACAAGTCAATTAAAGCTAAGAAGGTTGCAAACGGTACTAATGCAGAACAAGTTAAGACTGGCTTTATGCCTGTGCCTTATAATGTAGACTTTGAACTTTTCATTATGAGTAAGAACTCAGATGACGCACTACAGATTGTAGAACAGATTCTGCCATTCTTTCAACCAGAGTACACAGTTACTTTGAAGGAATCTGCTGAACTAGATATTATCAGAGATATTCCTGTTGTGTTAAATGATATTCAGTATGAAGATGATTACGAAGGAGACTTTGCAGGTCGTAGGGCAATTATATATACATTGAACTTTACTGCAAAGTATTACTTATATGGCCCAGTAACCTCACAAGGTGTTATTCGTTCTGTACAAGTAGACCAATATACAGACTTGGAAGTCTCTGCACCGAAAAGAGAACAGAGATATTCTGCTACTCCTTTACCAGCAGACGTTGCACCTTCAGATTGGGATGCAGAAGATGGTGATTTTGGTTTCAGTGAAACCTCATCTTTCTTCGAAGATGCTAAAAATTATAACCCAACCTCTGGTCAAGACGAATAAATAGTATAAAGAATTAGGAAA